TCCTGCCACGTCATCAGGCTGCCGCTATGAGCCTGGCGGTCTACTTCACGGTCGAGGGCCAGGCTGTCGGCAAGGGCCGGCCTCGAGTGAGCACGATCGGCGGGCGGCCGCGGATGTACACGCCGGCCAAGACGGTGGCCTGGGAGCGCCTGGTCGCGGAGGCCTGCAGGTCAGCGATGGGTACCTGGCAGCCGTCAGAGCACCCGATGGCGGTGCGGATCAACATCCGGGTCGGTGTGCCTGTCAGTTGGACGGTGAAGCGCCAGTTGGCCGCGCTGAACGGCGATGCGGTGCCGGGCAAGCCTGACCTGGACAACGTCGCCAAGGCCATCCTGGACGCTTGCAACGGCATCGCCTACGTCGACGACAAGCAGGTCGCCAGGCTGACGGTCAGCAAGGCCTATTCGACCGAGCCTGGCGTCGAGGTCTACATGCACGAGGTGCTCGAGTGAGCGACAGCCCGAGGTGGTGCAGTAACTGTCAGCAGCGCAACCCGATCGAGGGTGGTGCGTGGAGGATTTTGAACGGTGGAAGGCATCGAAGGTGGCAATGCGGCACTTGCATGCATGGGCTGCGGGAACGTACACGACAACGCGAAGCTGGTGACGCTGCCGGACGGCCGCCAGGTGGGCAACCACAGCGAGCAGTACCGGCTCTATTGCGAAGCGACCTGGGCGATGCGGCTGCCCGACAGTGTTGGCCCGAGATCGAAACGGTGGACGAAGCGACGCTACCTGCTCGAGGTGCAGCGGGTGCGTGGGGAGCGTGCAGCGGAGCAGCTGCGGGCGGTGATGCTGAAACTGTGGAAGGAGCGCAATGGCCAGACCAGTGATGCAGGAGCTCATTCTGTGGCGCAAGGCGCGGCAGCACTTGCCGGCAGACGATGAGACGGTGCTGGTGGAGCTCGACCACCCGGTTGAGGTCTGGATCGGCTGGTATGACCGGCAGCGCAAGTGCTGGCGTGATGCGGGCGCAGGCAGCCCGATCGACCGGCCGCGGGTGATTGCATGGGCTCCGATGCCGCGTGGCATGGGTGCGGGCTGGTTCGAGGACGGGGATGACTGAGGTTCGCGTGCCCAAGCGGCCGCCGATGATCAAGCAGAAGCAACCGGAGCGCAGGCGGTCGCCGCTCGCACCGATCCCGGTTGCGGCCCTGCTTGACCGGAGAGTCTGTGATGGCGCGATCAGGACGCTGGGCAAGCTGGCGACCTGGTGCAACAGGGCTGGCATCACATGGGTCAGCCAGAAGCGGATCGCCAGCATGACCGGCCAGCGCGAGCAGGTCATCAGCCGGCACATGCAGCAGCTGAAGAAGGCCGGGTACGTCCAGGTCATCCGCAAGGGTTGGAAGGGCGTCTCAGCCGACACCGTGCGGATCATCTACGACCCGTCGATCAACACCCAGGACGCGATCTCGATCGCCAGCACGCACGAGGACTGCCGTCCACCCTTCATCGTCAAAGCGGAGCAAGAGATGCAGTCAATCCCACCGGCCAAGCAACGCGAGCTCATCGCCAAGATGCTCGCAGGGGCCATCAAGCCGGCCACCGGCGCAACATCAACCAGGAGCTACACCATGCCAGCAAACGGCGAAACCATCGCAACCAAGCGGATTCGACAAGGCCTCAAGAAGGGCTCTCAAAATGCACTTAAGAGTGCGCAATGCAAAGAGGCTGAACAGGTACAACTCAAGGGTTGTGCAATCAGTCTAAAGACTAGGGGGTATCAGGTAGACAAGGAGTGTGAAGGTTTGATGCAAGTTGTCGATCAATATGTTCACGTTGATCGGATTGGCGCGTTGATCGACGAGGTGCTCGACCGGCACAAGGCCGAGGGTCTGCCGCCGCCTCGCCTGGCCTCGCTGCTCGAGTCGGTCATCAACCTGAACGCCGACCGCATCGTCGACGGCGTGTATGACACCGCCCAGAACGCGCCAGGATCGCCTACAGCGCACGATCGGGGGCAAGGATGAGGCGACATAGCCTGGCACCCTTCCAGCGCGTTGTAGGCCTTTCTATGGGCTCCGTACAAAACTCAAACGAACGTATGGGAATTGGACAGGAAGGGCCGTGTCGGGTGCTGGCGGGGCTCGAGGCCCGGTGTCATACGGCTAGGCGTGCGCATGGGGCGCGTCATGCGGCCGCGTCACGCGTGGACCCTTGCCCCCTCCCCCTCACCAGTAGCGAGTGGGGGCCTCCCCAAAATTTTCCTCAAGTTTTCCTAACCATAGAAAGGTGATGACGATGGCATACGAGATGAGACCTGGGCAGGGCAGTCTGTTCAAGAACGACAAGAAGACGAGTGAGCGGCATCCGAATCTGAAGGGACGGTTGATGCTGCCGGACGGGAGTGTGTATTGGGTGAGCGGGTGGACGAAGGAGACGAGTGCTGGGGAGAAGTGGATCAGCCTGGCGCTGGGTGATCGGGTGCAGCAGTCCCAGCATGAGCAGGCCAAGAGTAATGGGTATCAGGGTCAGCAGGACGAAGAGATCCCGTTTTGAGGAGTGTTGGTATGCCTACGGGTAAGCAGAAGTTCAGCGCGACGATACCGAGTCTGGATGGGTGGGGAGGTATCAGATCCGTCCAGAGGAGGTTGGAGAGGTCAGCCACGATCGTTGAGAACCGGGAGGCGGTGGCGTATCTGTTGCTCTGCATGGCGAAGACGAAGATCACGGACATCATGGATTGGGATGATGACGGGACGGTGAGGTTCAAGGGAGCGGGGAGGATCCCGGAGCATGCGCTGCAGGCTATTAAGAACGTGAGGGTGACGAAGGGCAAGGACGGGCAGCAGACGCTCGAGATCGAGCTCTTTGACAAGGTTCAGGTACTCAGGCTGCTGGCCAAGGCATCGGGGTTGCTGGACAGGCCTGAAGACGATGAGAAGCCCTCGGTGATTGACGTGAACGTGGTGGCGCCTCGGGGAGAGGGGTGATGAAGCCGGGGGGAGGATTTGTGGCGGAACAGGCTGACAGGATGAGGGAGATCATTCAGCAGAGGGCCACACTCAGCCGGGATGATCTCGAGTATGTGGTGGAGAAGGTAGCCACCCTGCGAGACACGAGACTGCAGGCCTGTGTTGCGGAGTTGATCGGATGGGGTGATGAGGAGCGGGCTGAGCTCGAGACGTTCGTCGCCATTGCAATCGAGGTGATGAAGCGCACCAACGTGAGCAAGTTGAGGGAGTGTGCGCGGATTGTGGAGCTCCGGTATCTCGCGAGGGAGATGCAATGAATCGAGATGAGGTCTTACGGATGGCGTTGGATGCTGGAGCGTTCTGGGAGCTATCAGATACGCCAGAGAAAGATGTAACCTTTTTGATGCGCTTTGCAGAGCGTGCTGCAGCTGCCGAGCGTGAGGCGTGTGCGAAGTTGTGTGATGCGTTTCAAGAGCGTGATGTTGGTATGCAACCAGCTGAATGCGCCGCAGCCATCCGAGCACGAGGTGAGAAATGAGCATCGAGGTCATGAAGCAGGCGCTGGAGGCGTTGGGCATTGAGCGCGAGTGGCAGGACGGCCCGGTGCCGCACCTTGACGCCGCCATCGCCGCTCTCCGCGCTGCCATCGAGCGGGCTGAGAAGCGCCAATGGGTTTGGCTCACGGATGATGAGATCTCTGAAGCACGAGACACAGCAGCAGTTGAGTTTAGGAAAAACCAATACAGAGTTCGCGGACAGATGTTCATGCCGAGCGACTCTTTGGAATGGTGGCTCGCTCGCGCCGTTGAAACAAAGTTGAAGGAGAAGAACGCATGAAGATCAAGCCAACGCGCTACGAGATCGACAACGGGCCAGGCATTGCGATCGATGTCGAGATCGACTCAGAATCGACCTCTGATGGCCCGCTGTACTTCGAGGTCAGACAAGACAGCGAGTCGATCATCATCACCGAGCAGGCCGCCAGTGATCTTGTGATCGCCATGAAGATGCTGATTGAAGGACGCAAGTGAGAACCAAAGAACAGAGCGCCAAGCAGGTCGGTGTCACCGGACTGAAGCTGGACTTCAGCGAGAGCCCGGTGGTCTACGACTTCATCCAATCCCGCCAGTTCGTGGCCGGTGTCATGGGGCCGGTGGGATCCGGGAAGAGCTACGCCTGCGCGGCGAAGATCTTCATCCAGGCCGTCAAACAGAAGCCCTCCCCCATCGACAACATCCGGTACTCGCGCTGGGCTGTGGTGCGCAACAGCTACCCCATGCTGAAGACCACGACCATCAAGACCTGGCTGGATCTGTTCCCCGAGAGCACGTTCGGCAACATGCTCTGGACGCCACCCATCACCCACCACATTCGGCTGCCCGCCCGCGGTGATGCTGCCGGTATCGACTGCGAGGTCATCTTTCTGGCGCTCGATCAGCCCAAGGACGTTAGAAAGCTGCTCTCTCTCGAGCTCACAGGCG